TGTACAACTCGGTGCTGGACGTACAGTGCTGGAAGCAGACGAGCACCCCGTTCCTCAAGAACAACTCGACCCGGTTCACCACGAACTTCCACGGTGCCCTGACATTCGAGACCTTCAATGGTGCGCAGTCCACCATCGCCTCGGGCGCTACCACGTACTTCACCGGCACGATTCAGGAATTCAACAACACCGTTGCACGGGGCACTCTGGTGCACTGCGTCCGGTACTCCCCGCGATCCGACGGCTCCTCGGTCATGCTGCTGCACCCGTACCGCACATCAACCGCCACGCTGGCCTCGGGGGCTAACACCATAGTGACACTGCCCTCGGTGGGCGATGAGGTCTACAAGGTGATCACTACGTTCACATCCACGGCTAGTCCTTGGAAGAAGGTGTACGAGCTTACCGTGTACTTGGGCACGGACATCCGTACGGTCACACAGATCGCCCTGCTGGCCGACTACTACGCAGGGGACCAAGCGGCCCCGGTGTTCAGCATGTCCGGCGCTGCCTTGGTGGCGACACAGGCTTCGTGGCCCGCCAACACGATTCAGTGCACGGTGAGCGTATCTCAGATTGGCATCAGCGGCGCTGCCGTATTTTAGGCAAGGAAGAACATGGCATTATCAAGAGTGCTGGCCAACATGGTCAGCTACGTGCAAGCAGGCACCGGGGCGGTTCGCCGCTACCTGCAAGACAGGCTATCCGAGTCTGTCAGCGTTAAGGACTTCGGGGCAAAGGGTGACGGTGTAACCGACGACACCGCAGCGATCCAAAGGGCCATCGACGCCGCCGCAGATAGTTTAGGTACTAAGGTCGTACGCGTGCCGAGTGGTCGCTACCGGGTGGATGGGCAGTTGATCGTGAAGTTCGGCGTAGCCTTGGTGGGGGACCCTGTGGCTCGGCGTGGCATGCCGGGTAACTGGATCAACGCCGGGGCGTCCGGCGTAGTGCGTACCGGGTCTGACTTCATCACAAACGCAGGGCAGGGGACTACCTCCCACGCCTCGGCGTTCATCAGCATGCGCCCGCAGTCGAAGGTGGCCAACATCAATGTGTGGTACTCCGGTCAGACGGGTGCCGACTCACCCGGCAGCATCGTGGTGTACGCCCCGACATTCGCCGTGACCACGAGCGAGGACGGCAACAGCGACAACTGCATCATCGAGAACTGCTCGGCACTTAACTGCTACGAGTTCCTCCGCATCGGTGACGGTGTAAGCTCCGTGGGCCGTACCATCGTGCGTGACTGCTTCGCTAACCCGTTCGGCCCGGTCGGGGTCAAGTGCCGCACGATGAATGGTGACGTGGCGATGTTCAGCCGGGTATTCATCCAGAACCTGTTCACTATCAACTCCGTGGACCGGCCAGCGCTTTACGCCTACCAGCGCCAGAGCCTCGTGGGCTTCGACCTCGGGTTCTCGCAGGGCGTCAACCTGACGGACTGCATTGCGCTGTCCTGCAAGGTCGGCGTGCTCGTCACGGATCAGACGTGGGCGCAGATCACGAACTGCCTGTTCGACTACTGCCTGCGCCCACTTGTGGCAAACGGCGCAGATCGGGTGTTCCTGAGCAACTGCGCGTTCATCAAGAACGTGGGCACCGGGCACTGCATCGAGGTCAGCGGGGCGGTTAACCACCTGTCGCTGACTAACTGTGTGCTGGGTGACAGCTACTCGGGTCAAAAGACCGGGCTGTACTGCAAGCACACTAGCGGCACTGTGAAGGTCAGCGGCTGCACGTTCACTGCGTCGTACCCCGCCGTGCTGAATGTTGGCACTGGTGCTGTACAGGTAGCGGCTTGCGGCATCGGGTACGACCGGGTGACAGGGCAGAACATCTCCATCGACAGCGGGCCAGCTCTGGTGGCGGGCGCGTCACTGGGTCTCTCGACGGTCAACCCGACCGCCCCTGCGGGCGGCGGCTGGACCTACAGCACCCCTGCCAATGTCTCTGCGATTCCGGGAGGTATCCGGGTGCAGGGCGCAGGCAACAACACGCTCACCTACAGGCCGTCGTCGGCAAGTCCAGCGGACAACGCCCGCATCTTCTGGGGCACGCAGATTTACTGCCTCCAATTCGACCTGAAGGTAAGCGGGCAGGCCGGGTCCCCTAAGATGGAGGTGCTCGTTCTGGACGACGCCTCGACCGTGGTTGCGGACTCGTTCCAGCTCTCGCAGGACGTCCCCACAAGCGACTCCGGGCTACCGGAGGGCGAGACCTTCCGTGTGAGCCTCATCTTGCCTTGGGCTGGCAGCGCGTCCCAGATCAGGTTCAACCTGCCGGGGCAGGTCGCGTCCACGTCGTACGAGATAACCAACATGGACATCAGGCAGGTAGCTCTACCGCGCGGGTTCACCGGCTTGGAATGGTTCGCCGGTAAGACGCTGCTGCCACTCGGGTACTACGACCCGCAGACCGGCAGCAAGGTGTGGCGATTCCCTGCCGCGCCCTCTGCTGGCGCGTGGTCCGCTGGTGATCGCACGATCCACCTGAACCCGACCATCGGCCAGCCGAGGGGCTGGGTATGCGTAACCTCGGGGACGCCCGGAACTTGGGCCTCCGAGGGTACTCTGACGTAACAAGGAGAACACATGGCTACCTCTCGCAAAGAACTTGAGGAGCTGCACGTACTGGTGGCACGGTCCTACAAGAACCGCATCGAGCAAGACATCAACGACAACATCCCTACGGATGCTGCCACGCTGTCCGGCGCGGTGAAGTTCCTGAAGGACAACGCCATCACGGCAGACCCGGCAGATCAGGATGACCTGTCGGAACTGCGCGACCGCCTGAAGGAGCAAGCCGAGAAGCGCCGCAAGCGCAACGGTACGCACCTCCAGCTCGCGCAGGGTGACATGGATGCAATGGAGGCTTAATGGATAATCGCGTGAGGTTCGCCCACGCTGCGGCAGTGGCCGAGCAGTACGCGGACTTCCGCGACTTCGCTGAAGATGGTATGGCCTTCCTCGGCTTCGACACAACTGACATGCAGGCAGACATTGCCGCGTACATGCAGGGTGGTCCGAGGCTCAGGATGGTCATGGCCCAGCGCGGCGAGGCCAAGAGCACCCTAGCAGCATTGTACGCGGTGTGGCGCTTGATCCAGCGCCCGAACTGCCGCGTGCTCGTGGTATCCGGTGGTGAGAAGCAGGCGTCGGAAGTCGCCACCCTCATCATCAGGCTCATCACCACATGGGACATTCTGGAGTACCTGCGCCCCGACAAGCTCGCGGGCGACCGCTCCAGTGTCGAAGCCTTCGACGTGCATTGGGCACTGAAGGGTCTGGACAAGTCGCCCTCGGTGGCATGTATCGGCATCACCGCGAACCTGCAAGGCAAGCGCGCCGATCTGCTGATCGCGGACGACATCGAGACCTCGAAGAACGGCCTGACCGTTACCCAGCGCTCGCAGCTCCTGCTGCTGTCGAAGGACTTCTCCTCGATCTGTACGCACGGGGACATCCTGTACCTCGGGACGCCGCAGACGAAGGACTCGATCTACAACACCCTGCCACAGCGCGGCTTCGATGTCCGCATCTGGCCCGGCAGGTTTCCAACCCCAGAGGAACAGCTCAAGTATGGCTCAAGACTGGCCCCGTTCCTTAGTGAACGCATTAAGGCAGACCCCAGCCTCACAAGGGGCGGCGGACTCGACGGGACCAAAGGCAAGCCCGCAGACCCCGGCAGGTACACCGAGGCAGACCTCTGCGACAAAGAGCTAGACCAAGGACCCGAGGGCTTCCAGCTCCAGTACATGCTGGACACCTCGCTCGCTGATGCAGCGCGTCAGCAGCTCAAGCTGGAGAACCTGATCGTGGCTAACTACGATTGGGAGAAGCTGCCGGAGCAGGTGATCTACGTCGCCAGCCCGAAGTACCAAGTCAAGATGCCGGAAGGCTTCCACATCCCGCTACAGGTCATGTACCATGCGGCCCCTACCGACTGCGCCTACACAGCGCCGAAGGAAGCGCCCATGATGTTCATTGACCCTGCAGGCGGTGGTCCTGACGATCTGGCCTTCGCGGTCAGCGCCAGCATCGGCCCGTACATCCACCTGTTCGATGTGCAGGGCTGGACTGGCGGCATGTGCCAAGAGAACGTGGCCCGCATCCTGCTGTGCGCTGTGAAGTACGGCGTGAACGCCATCAAGGTCGAGTCCAACATGGGCCACGGCCTGTTCGAGATTAACCTGCGGGCTGAAATCGAGAAGGTGAAGAAGGAGCTGCAAGAGAAGCTGGAGTCGCCCATTGCGGACGCCTTGCGCGCTACTGGCGAGTCAGTACCGAAGCTGCTGGACAAGCTGGGTAAGCTCGGCGTGACCGGAGAGTACAGCACGGGGCAGAAGGAGCGCCGGATCATCGACAGCTTCGTGAGCGCTACCCAGCGCCACAAGGTTGTGATCCACCCGCAGGTGTTCGAGTCCGACCGCGTATGCGGGGCTGCACGCAGCATGGAGAAGCGCAAGGACTACAGCTTCTTCTACCAGTTCGCCAACATCACCACCGACCGTAACTCCCTGCCGCACGACGACAGGTTGGAAGCGGCTGCGGGGGCTGTGCGGCACTGGAAGGGCGTGCTGGCGATAGATGAGGACAAGGCAGCAGAGAAGCGCTCCGAGGCTGAAGGCCGGGAGTTCGTCAACAATCCAATGGGCTATGACGACATGCCCAAACACACTAGCGCCAAGCGGCGCATCACACGTAGGCGATGAAGATGAGTTTCAGAGAGACTGTGGCGCAGGAAGCCGCAAAGGCCGCGCCACCTGTCGGCGTCGGCGGTATGGTGCTGGTGGGTGTCCCGCTGTCGGATTGGGTTCTGATCCTGACCGGGTTGTACACAGCGTTACAACTGTTCTTCCTGCTGAGGGACAAATGGTGGAGGGACCGCAATGGGCCTAAAGACAAGATTAGCGGCTAGCGCCGCTGCGGCAGCGCTGGCAATAGCCGGTGCGCTGGCTGCGAAGTTCGAGGGGAGTCGCTCGGTCCCGTACAAGGACCCGGTGCAAATCCTCACGGTATGCGAAGGGCACACGGGTGCCGACATTGTGCCGGGTAAGGTGTACAGCCCGGCAGAGTGTGCCGAGTTCAAGCGGAAGGACCTAGCGGCTGCTGAGGCCGTGGTTGACCGCTGCATCACTGGCGAGTTGACCATCGGACAACGTGCCGCCCTGATCGACTTCGCTTTCAACGTAGGACCGGGACGCAAGGGAGTGAAGGATGGGCTGTGCACGCTCAAGAGCGGCGCAGTGCCGACCATCACCCGCCTGTTCAACGCAGGCAAGGGCATGCAGGCTTGCGCCGAGTTCCCGAAGTGGAACGCACAACGCCTACCGGGCCTGACCAAGCGCCGGGCCGCAGAGGATGCCACATGCCGAAGCTGATGGCCTCTGTGGCTGCGGCTGCGGCCCTGTGGGGCGCTCTCGCCTCCGGGTGGGCCTACCACACCAGCGCCGAGAACAAACGCCTTGGCGGGGCCGTGGAGGGCCTCACAGCCGATCTGGCTGCGGAGCGATCCCTGCGGGCTGCTGAGCGCCTCGTGGCAACCCGGCAGGCTTCCCGCCTTGCCGCCCTGACAACTAAGCAGAGGGAGACGAATGCACAGCTCCAAGACGCCCTCCGGGGCAGCGCGGCATGGGCTGCTGAGCCTGTGCCTGCTGGCGTGGCTGACGCTCTCGGGATGCCAGTCAGCGCCGAAGCTCCAGCCGGTAAGCCCTCCGAGTGAGTACCTGCAAGACTGCGTGAAACCTAAGCCTACAGGCCGGACTAACGCAGCGCTTGCCGAGTACGCCCTCGGACTCTCGGATGCCTTGGACCGCTGCAACGCCGATAAGGCAGCGCTGCGGGACTGGTCAGCATCCATCAAGTAGTATAACACATAACGTTCCGTTAAGCAATACCCTTGTGGTATAGGAACAACACTAGGAGATTCATCATGGCATGGACCGCAGCAACCTCGCAAGCTACCGTCGAAGCAGCACGCGAAGCACTCATCAAAGCAACCCAGCAGATCGAACTGTACATGCAAGTGAACAGCCCCGGCCTGTTGGCCCAAGCAGATGCAGCAGTGCTGGCAGCAAGCACCGCAATCACCACCCTGCGCACCTAACCTGAAGGAGACCGGCTATGGCTGGCGGTACATCGAATAAGAGCAACGCCCTGATCGGCACTGCGCTGGCTAAGCTGGATGCAGCACGTCGGGCACTGGAGCACCTGAACGGCAACGGCTTGCCTGCTGGCGATCCCCGCCATGCTGCTGTGGCTGACCCGGCTATCGCTGCGGCAATCACGGCATTGCAGGCGCTGGTATGAGCGGCCCTAGCACTGCCGGTATCACCGGCTATCGCAACCTGTCGGATGCGGACAAGCAGGCGATGAACGACATCAAAGCGCTGGAGAACAAGGTCGGGGAGCTGCTGCAAGACATCGGGCAGAACCCTGACGTGGACCCGCGCATTCTGGCTATGGCCATCTCGCAACTGCAAGTGGGCTTCATGCTCGCTGTGCGTAGCGTGGCTCAGCCGCAGTCTGCTCTGCGTCCCATCGTGCGCCGCTAAGGCTTACCGGGTACTGGCTCGTCATGGGCTGGTACTCGGCTGGCTAGAGTGCGAGTACATAGTAGCACTGGAATTTGATTAGCTCATGCGAGGGCCTCTCCGACCTGTCGCGCCTGCCTGTTCCCCCGTGCCCTCCCGTGCCTGCGCGGAGCTTCGCTCTCCTGCGTGGACGCCTGCGTGATGTGCGCGTGCATCGCGTGGGATCGCGCGGGTGCCGGGCTTCGCCCTGTGCCTGCGTGGGTCCGCGTGTGCTGCTGCGTGGCACGGCGTGGTGTCGAGGGGAGGAGCGCGGTATCTGTCTCTTTTCGCCTAGCGCCCTGCTGTGCTCTGGCTGGGTACTGGCTGGGACCTATCAGGACTGCTAGGGTGCACGGCTGGGAGCGCTCTGGGTACTGGCTGGGTAGCGCTGGGTCTCTCCTGCGGAGTCTGGGAGCGTTATAGCTCCTATCCTGCTGCGTCCTTCTCGCTCGCTCGACGGTCTTACCGTATTGTGTGACTCTAAGTTTTTGCCTTACGAATCAATGACTTAGCGTAGGGTAGCGCTGTGTCGCCTGTAGGTTACTTGTGGGTAGGAAACAACACTCTTAGGTCCTAGTGCACAGAGCGCTTGACATGCCAGGGCCTAACGTGGTCCAATGGCATCTCTTGCAGCAGACGTACCGCAGCAGGACGGCAAACTAGGCTCTACGGCGCTTAGGTCTGAAGCCGGTAAGTACCAGCAGCAACCAGTCATGGATAAAGACGTTAAAACCGCTGGGAACACTGGCAGATGATGCCGAGCTTGACAGCAGCACCGAAGCATGCAACAATGCAGTCTCAGTACC